ATGAACGGATAAACATATTCAGTAGAATTGAACTAAGCACAGACAATGATGAGTTGATGGATGCAGTCAGTAGTTATGGCAAGTACGTCTCAAACTACTGCATCATAAACAACATCATTAGGCAGAATCTTGCTGGCGCCAAAATGCTGTCAAAAAATGACCGTATGGCTCTAGCAGCAGGCAATATGGCACGCCAAGTGCATTGCAAGATAGATGATCTAAATGCATTTGTTGCAGAAATTGGTTCAACTGAGCACATAGTCAAGACCCATGGCGCCAATGAGGTAGTCATAAATTTTGTCTATGACAGCATGATGTTGAAGAAGTATATGCACATGAAGTCTTGTACGGAACTATTGATGTCAGCAACAATTGGAGACTTCAAAGAGTATGCTATGCTGGCTGGTCTAGACACACAGTCAATGAAGACTTTGACTATGCCATCAACATTTGACTTCTCAAATTCACCAATATATGTGTCAGTTGGCAATAAGATGTCTGCAGCTCTTAAGAGCATTTCATTTCCAAAAATAGCAGCACAGACTATATCAATATGTAGATCTAAACAGCATCAACGAGGCATAGTGCAGACAGGAAGTTATCAAAATTCAATTGCTCTAAAGAAGATGCTTCCATATGATGTTGCACAGAGATGCATATTCTATGACAATACAGATGAAAAGAAAATGGCAATAGATGCATATCATGCAAAAGATGATGCTATATTAGTTGGACCAACGTTGATTGAAGGATTGAACTTTCCAGACAGCTTGTGTCGATTCCAAATATGCATAAAGGTGCCATATGCATATCTTGGCAGTGAGTATGTCAAGAAGAAAGCGCATTATCTAGATGGTTGGTATGAATATGATGCTACTACAAAGATATGTCAAGGCATAGGTCGTGGAATACGGCACAAAGATGATTGGTGCAAGACATATATATTAGATGGATGCATAATGAACATCATAAACAAACTAGAAGACATCCAAACACTTAGCCATAGATTCAAGCTATACCAAAAAGAAGACAGCATTTGAACTATTTCTGATGCTTAAAGTCTATGCATGTGAACTCTATGCTCAGCTAAAGACTTAGCATCTTTCTTGCTTGTCTAGAAAGTAAATAATGACTATAATCTAAATGTAAATTCTCTACCATTGACTTAACTAGAAAGATTGGAATTACTATGGAAATAACAGCAAACACCGTTGGTTCACTCAAATTGGATGACACTGTTGTAGTAGATGCATCAGACAAAAATGACATTGATTCATTGAGTGCATAGTTAGACTCACTGTATAGAATGCTTGTGTTTGATGACTACTAGAACACTATTGTCTAGAAAATGTCAAATTCAGAAAACACAGACAATTTCAACTGTGATCTCTCTAGTGGTCTTAACTGCTATCCATTTGAAACACTGCTCACATCATTCTGCAAAGACAATGGTGCATCTACATGGAAAGATGACGTGTTTCTAGAAAAAATATCATTTTTGTCTCGCACAATTGCAGCAAGTCCAATTCAACCAGGCACAAATATATTTGTTGTTGTGTCTCCAACTAAAGCATCTGACTTCTATGACAAAACAACTTCACCTGATGACACAACAGCGCTTGAACAAGAGTTGAAGAGAAAAATTGAAGATGGCACAGCTTGGAAGTCAAACATTGTGCAATATCCTAGCTCATAGAATGTATTGATCAATTTTGAAGCAGATTAGTCTAGTAAGTTGTCTTTTAACGCATCAATTGCATAGAAACTTTGGATATATTGGTTTAAAGATGAGGATGGAGAAAGTTCTCTCTTGCCAAGAGTAGGCTTGAAGGTCAAATGTATGAATTCACCTGATGAATATGACGCATCTAAGGACAATACTGGACCATATTGGATGATAAATGACAAATGGTATACTCCAATAATTGATGTTGAGTTCTCTACAAGGCTAAAGCTTCCTTATGCATTCACTAAAGGAATGGTAGATTAAGCAGTGCATTTAAAGTAAATAATCAAAATGCTAATAATAGAAAGATGTCAAAATGTTTACCGATAAGCTTGGTGTGAATATAGATGCAGCATCAAACATAGATGACCATTCATAGAATGATGATTCTATTCGTCAAGATGGCGTTACAATATAGGCTGGTCCTGGATCTACAATAAATGCAAACAGTGGAAATGGTGTTCAACATCGATCTACCAAGAAGGGAATAGTTTCTGCTCTTTTTCAAGTTTTGACAGTTTCAATAATATGTGATATTCTAATATGTGCATTGGTTGTTTGGACTAGCCAGTCACGTGAGAACTCTGCTGATGACGCTGCAAGACGTAGACATGAACAAGTTCAAACTTAGTTGTAGAGCATATCAGATGCATATACATAGCATGCTAAAGATGCTCAAAAAATAATGGATGAACTTAAAGAGTCAAACATAAAAGCGGTAGAACAAGCAAAAGAAGGCGTAATATGGATTCTACGTAGGGACATACTGCATTCAATAGACTACCATGAGACTAGCCATAAGATAACATACAAGCAGTATAGACGACTTAAAGATCAATTTGACTACTACACATAGATTGGTGGAAATCATGATGTAAAAGAGCGTTTTGAAAACTTTTCTATCAAGATATTTGGAACAAAAGACATAGAAATGCTGTCAGACGCAAAAGAAGTCTTAGCAGATTGACAGTAAAAACGTAGACTACTTCATTTGATTTCTATATGCATATTATATAGACATGAGTGAATCAGTTTTCAACAACGCAATATCAAACAGCTTGAAAGACTTAGAGCCAATTGATTTCTCTATTGCAAAGAGAATTGCTGTGTTCTTGAAGTCTAGTGTTGATCATTACAACAAAGATGGATCAATTAAAAAATCATTCTTTGACAAAAGCAATGACTAGCAGTCAAACTCATTCTTCAAGTTGTTTCGTACAGCAGAAGATGAAAGCATATTTGACATCAAAGTCACGCAAGATGAGTATAGAAAGATGCTAGACTTCTACAACTAGACAATGACGCTTAAAGGAGCAAAGATTGAGAAGTCAAGGCATGGAAGAGATTAGTTTGCCACTTATTCAAAACAAGGAAAAAGAGACGTTTGGAAAGTCTATCCAAACAAGTTGAGCAGTGAATAGCTCAAGAAAGTAAATTGCTATATGAAGTTGCTGAAGCTATGCGCATAGAACAAGAATTCATACATAAGTAGCAATCCAGCAATAATGGACATATTGAACAACACTGACCCTAAGCAACATAAGGGATTCTCTGACTTGCTTCAAGCTTGTCTATATGCATCAATAGCAATGGCATTTGATGGCTTCTACTGCCCAGAGTACATTGGTGGGAAAGTAGCTGGACTAAAGACAACGCCATAGGCTATTTGCATATTTGACAGAAATTCAATATAGACAATAAAAGCATACACTACAAATGATGTCATTTCTACAATGTATATGAATTCATCAAGTGGTGATTCTACGACAAATGAGACATTGACCGTTCTAAGAGACAATATGGCACAATATATGTCAAAGAAAAGAACTGACATGCTATAGCGTCGCTAGTTGCCATAGGAAATAGAACGTAGAAAGAAGCTAGGTGAATTCTATGTTGACAAAGGCTTCTTACACGAACTTTATTCACAGTACTTAAAGCAAGTGAATGGCAATGACCCACGATCTTATGTTAAGAAGCACCTCAAGTAGTTCATTGAAGACAACACTGGAAAGTTTGTCAAAAGTTCACCATATAGCTTAATAAAGAAGTGGAAGTCTGAGATACATGCAATAGAAAGACATGCATGACATTTTGCATTTGGTAGAGTAAATATTGATGTAGTAAGAAAGTTCTATGCAATTTCAAGAAGGAAAATAAGACATGAAAACAATGAAGACAAAGTCTAGAAAGACATACACAAAGAAGTAGATCACAGAGGCAATCACCTACTGGAAAGGCATTTTAAAGAAATTGAATGAAACTAGTAATATAAAACCATAGTATTGCGAGTTTTGGTCTACTGATAAAGATGAAGAAATACAAAAAGAAATTGAAAAAAAGAATCCATATAAAGTATCATTTAATTATTGGTTTGAGGCTTAGAATTCGTATGCTGGAGGGTTAATTGCTGCATCATCAAAAGATGCATTGAAGCAATGCATTAGTGAAGTTTTTGATGAAGATGGAAACAAATATAAATGTTCAAAACCATATATATTTTCAAATAGTCTTGGCCCAAAATATATAGGAGTTGAAGATAAAATATATTCAATGCAAATGAATGAAGATAAACTTGATGTTGATGCAATTGTTAATGCAATTATAAATTCATCTAAAGATAACTGCGTTGGTTTTCGATATTAGCCTGAAGATGAAGATGAATGTACATTAGTGTTTGAAGTAGGTGATTCTGAAACGATGTATGAAAATTATTGGTATGAAGATTTAGCTGGATATAGATATGGTTATAATAAAAACTCTGGACTATCAGAATTTTATTGATTAGATTAGTATTTAACTTAAGTGAAAATACATTAAAGCTAGAGACAACATCTTTAGCTTTTGTTGTATTTTCTATATGTGTAGCATATAGATATGAGTGAATCAATTTTCAACAATGCAATAGACTTGACAGACGTTCCACAAGACCAATGGCGCAAGCAGTACATTGGCCCTGGATACCGCAACATCTTCTACACAACAGACCACAATAGAGAAGGCCGTATAGTACTATTTGGATATGATCTAGCAGGAAACCCTAAGACATTCATCTGCCCATGGAAATCATTCTTCAAGTTTCGGGTTAAATATGACACGAATGAGAAAGACATATTTGGCAACTATGTTGAGACGCGCTACTTCAAGTCAAGCTATGAGCGTAGAAAAAGACTTGACGATGCAGGTCAAAGTCTTTGGATTGTTGAGTGCTTGAAGCCAGAACAAGAGTTCTTGCAAGAGATGTTCTACAAAGACTGCTTAGATGAGTCTTTCAACACACAGCCACTGCGTATTCAATGCATTGATATTGAGACTGAAGTCAGCGAGGTATTTGTTAAGCCTAATGATGCGACTAATCGCATCAACATGATAACTATCTATGATTCATTGACTGAGAAGTTCTACACATGGAGTCTGCAGAAGACAAGCATTGACTTCAAAGAAGAGCCTCTTTGCAACTATTCTAAAGACAAGTTTGTGTTGTTTGATGACTTCAATGACAGTGAAGAACGACTTCTTGAGCATTTTCTTGATTGGATTGAAGGAAACTATCCAGATGTGTCAACGGGTTGGAACACAAAGGCATTTGACTGGCCATATGTAGTTCGTCGTATTGAAAATGTCTTAGGCAAGAATCAAGCAAAGCGTTTGTCTCCTGTCAGCAACTATAGAATAAAAGAGATCAACCATGATGCGCCAAAAGCAGATGTTGGAGCAGAGATTGAAGTTGACATAAGTGGACTTTTCATTGCAGATGGTCTAGTGCTTTATAGAGACAAGTTTTTGATGGCTCCTGCGCTAGATGGAGGATACAACTTGTCAAATGTTGGCGAGCATGAAGATCTTGGCAAGAAGATACAATATGAAGGCACATTGAAAGACTTGTATGTAAAAGATTGGGATAAATTCTATGAGTACAATGTTCGAGATGTAGATCTCTGCGCAAAAATCATAGAGAAGAAGAAGCTTGTGAGTCTTGCGCGTAAAGTCGCAGGCCGCGGCCTTTGCCCATATGGTTCAATATACTCATCAATTGGATATCTTACAGGCTCATTGATAGCATTCTCACGTGACAAGATGGAACGTGTATTCCA